GGGTCGGCGGGCTGCCGTCAATCGGCGGTGCCGGTGGGATATAGATCGGATGCTCCGGCGTGCCGCCAGAACCGGGCGGCGGGATCACGATCGGGTGCGTCGGGGTGCCGGGCGGCAGCACAATCGGGTGCTCCGGGGTCGGCGGGCTGCCGTCAATCGGCGGTGCCGGTGGGATATAGATCGGATGCTCCGGCGTGCCGCCAGAACCGGGCGGCGGGATCACGATCGGGTGCTCCGGCTTTAAGCCGGGCGCCCAAGCGTAGCCGACGATCGTGACCGGCATCGGTGGGTCTTTCTTGTTTTTCGGGAAAGCTACTCCGCTAATGGTAACAGGCACAGCGGCCATGTTCATTCCTCCTTCACTGTGGGTTGCACTGCCTTCTTCGACGAACGGCTGCCGTTGCCGTTGCCGTCGTCCTTCCGCGATTTCGGGATGAAATCGCGGATCTGGTGTTCGATCGAGGCGGTCACGTCGCCGCCCATTTCCTCGACCGTTTGGATCATGCCGTCGCGGTTGCGGGCGACGTAATCGGCGACGCGCTGCAAGTCATAGATCCATGACGACATGGTGTTCATTGCGGCATTGATCTGGTCGAAAGCCTGATCGAGATGGTCGATCGCGATCAGCATTTTCGGCCGGTCTTGTTGGGCAATTTCAGCCATTGCTTTCAGCTCCCTGTTTTGGATACAGCTCGACTAATTCGCGCTCGATGGCGCGTAGTTTCTTCTTGTCCGCGGCATTCACACGATTGAAAATCTTCTGGACCGCGGCCTGGCCGCCGAGCCGGGCGGCCTCGCGCGCTTCGTCCTCGAGCGAAAGGGTTGCGGCCGCCGCGACCTGATGAGGGCTTCCGTAGTCGGCGGCGGCCGCTGCCGCGCGAGGTTCACTTGGCGCGGCAAATTGGTCAGGGATCTCGTCGTTTAAGTCTTGTTCCAGTGTCGTCGTCGGCCTGGCCGGCGCGTTCGACGCCTGCATCATTTCGTCGGACGTGTAGAGGCCGCTTAACTCTTGCGGGAATGCCTTGCGCAGCGCGAGCGCCTCCGCGCATTTGGCAATCATAACGTCGGGCATGGTTGCCCATAGTCCGCGCGGCGATCCATCCTTGTTGCGCTGTGCGTAGGCGTCGAACCGCGCCACGCCCCAAAGCGGCTTTTCAAAATTGCAGCGCAGGGCTGCAACACGAGCGGCGGCCGGCGGCTCGGCATCGAGCCACACGTCGCGCCACTTGCCGTCGGGTCCGCACCATTCCGGCCCGAGCTGGCCGGCGTATTCGCCCGATCGCTGCGCGACCAGGCGGAAGCCGTCGATCGACACCTGGATCGAGCGCACCTTTTGGCCGCCGGCCCAACGCTCGATCGAATAGATTTGTCGTGCGAGCGGCGAGAGCCCGGTTACGCTGGCGTGGTACAGCAACAGGCGCATATCATCATCGCTGCCGCCTTTGCAGACCGTGCGCTTGATCAGATCGATTTGCTCGCGCGAATAAATGCTGTCAGAAATTTTTTGGTCGGAAACATTCGCGGGCAAATTATTCATCACCGCCCCTTGTAGCGTTGGCCGCCGCCGCTTTGCTCGTCGAGATATTCGTCGCGATCGGCCTGGTGCGCGCGTTCCTCGTATTCCTCTGTGCCGGGGATTGTCGCCAGGATCTTGCGCAGATCGAGCCGGCGCGTTGTTTCTTCGGCGCCGATCGCCCAAAATAATCTCGACACTGCCTTGTAGAGCTCGCCCAATTGCTCGTCGGGCAAAGTCTCGAGGGTCTTGCGATCGAGCAGGCGATTGGCTTCGTGCAGCGTCATGAGGAATTCGCTCGGGCTCATGTGTGTGTCCGTCCGTTTAAGCCTGTTAAACCGTAAATGCAAGGGGTCTGTTTTACCCGGTTAAACGGGAATGTGTTTCATGTGAAACAGATGGGGAACTATTTGCCCGGCTATCCACAGTCTTTCACAGCAAGGCGGACGGCTGCGCGAAAAAAGCCGCCCGTGGGTATAGGGCGGCTTAGTCTTTTTAACGAACGGGCGGGCCGGGCTAGGCCGGCGCGGGGCTATGTAGTTGAATTGTTGTCTACGGGAATGAAACGCACGAGCCGGCGAAAACCTTTGCGGGCAGGCGCCTCGAACAACAGGCCGACATGCGCCAGGCCGAAGAATTCGGCTATGTCCTCAAGCGTTTCGGCAGAGGCCGCCGAATGGCCGTTCTCAATCTGTGAGATCATGCCCTTGGTCTTGCCGATCCCTCTAGCGAGCTCGGTCAGGCTGACCTCCCTGGCCTCGCGCAGCTCTCGAATGAACAGGCGCGAGCGCCAGATGCGCGCCGGCGTGCGCCTTTGTTTCTTGCGTGGCTGCAACAGGTTGCGTCGTTTGATCATGCTCCTAATTTAATATTATTAAACTGGTGGCACAAGCCTGTGTATTTTGCCCCGGGTAGTTTTCCCTAGCCGGGGGAGGTAGCCCGATTGAACTTTGTTTTGCGGTTCCAGTTTAAGCGTGCTAAACCACGCGACCATGAAGCTCGCCGAATATTTGGCTCGCGAAGGCATGAGCCAGAAAGAATTTGCCAAGCGCGCCGGCCTGTCGGAAGGCACGGTGTCGTTGATCGTGCGTGAGATGGTCAACCTCTCCGCGGAAACCCTAGAAAAGATTTCCGCGGCGACGGCCGGCGAGATTTCCGAGAAAGATTTTACGCCGCTGTTGTACGGGAAAGATTTTACGCCGCTGTTGTACGGGTGCGCAGCCGAATGAGGTCAGTGCGCGACCAGCTCGCTTTCTGTGGCGTATCCGCGCTTCAAGAGCTGTTCTTTCATGGCGCTAATGCCGCGAACAACGCTATTGGGCACGACCGCCTTGCAGACCAAGATCTTTTCATCGCCTTGCTGCGCGTAGAAATAAAACCGCACGCAATCGCCGCCGGCCCTTTCGATCCGGGCACAACCGGAAATGAAAATGTCACTGATTGCTACGGTTTCAACGACATCACACGACATGCGGCAATCTCCCTTGGGGATGGAACTGTCGGGATCCCCCTAACGCCGGTTTAATACTGTCAAACTTTATAAGACTGTCAAATTATTTTTGTGGGCGTTGCAACCGCGGAAGGCTTGGACATGGGCGCAACGATCACGCTCGATTTACCAATCCCCATATCGGTCAATCGGTTGCGTCGCGTTGATTGGGCGTCGAACCGCGCGCGCAAGGAATATTATCTTCGCACCGACCTATGGCTCTCGGCTTACGGGCCGCGGCCGGCGCCGGTGCGCGTCATCACTGGCGCCTACGAGCTCGAGATCCAGATCCCCGAGAAGTCGCGGCTCGATCTCGATAACCACGTCAAAAGCCTGATCGACTACCTCGTCGAGCGCGAGTTTGTCGCCGGCGATCACAAAAAATTTCTGCGCGGCTACAGCGTGAAGTGGGCGCCGATTGAAACCTGTCGCATCATCATCAAAAGGAGTGAGTAGTCATGGATTGGTGGACGCCGGAACGTGAGGCCGAATTGAGGATCCGCTTTGCCAATGGTGAGACTGGAACACAAATCTGCATCGGCATGGGCGCAAAAAGCCGAAGCGCGGTCATCGGCAAGCTGCATCGCATGCAGTTGCATCGCCTGCCGCGCGCGTTCGCGCCGCGCAACGAAGCACGCGCGCCGCGCGTGATCCGCCGCTCGGTGCTCAACGGCTCGCGTTTCCATGTCGAGCAAACTGCCGCCGTGATGTTCGAGGAACCGCCGGCCATGTTTGAAAACCCGCTACGCCTTGTCGAGCTCAAGGATGACCAGTGCCGCTTTCCCGGCAACGGCGAGCCCGGTCCCGAGATGCTGTATTGCGCGGCGCCGGTGGTCGCCGGCCTGCCGTATTGCGCGCACCATTGCCGTATCGCCTACGTCAAGCCGGGCTCGAGGCCGAAGGAAAAGCGGCAATGAAATGGTATTGGCGCAATCCCGATGCGGCTATGGCCGGCATGAACGAGCTGACGTTCGAGGAAATTGGCGCCTACAATTTGCTGATCGACTTGCTTTATGCGCGCGACGGGATTGTGCCCGACGACGATGTCACCGTGGCGCGCATGCTCGGCAACCGGAGTGTGCGCGCCTGGCGCCGGCTAAAAAATCGGCTCATGGCCCTGGGGAAAATTCGCGTCGAAAACGGCTTGCTGGACGCCAACGGCGTGAGAAGTACCAGACTTTTGGCACAAGTTCGGTCAAAGTCTGCCAGAAGTGCCGCACAAGTTCGCTGGAAGAATTACGAAAAGTCCAAGGAAAACAACGAAGCGGCTATGCTGTCGCGCAATGCCTCTATAAATATAAGTAGTAAAGAAGAAGATAGTTGGGCGGTGAATAGTGGGGATAACTCGGAACCAGGCGACCAGGGGAAAGCCGGCGACGAGGAATTTGGGGCGGTACATTCAAAGCCAAAAACCGGCCTCGAATGCACCAGTGAGCTCGCCGCGCTCGTTCGAGCGAAGGCCTGGCGTTGAGTGGGCGCGTCATAGGAGAATTCTCCACCTATGACGGCATGCTGGCCGCGGTGCGGGCGCGCGCCAAGGAGCTGCAAGTCAACGGCGAGCGGTTCGACGAGTTCGCCGGGCTGCCGCGCGGCTACCTGTCCAAGCTAATCGGCGTTAAGCCGGTGCGCCGCATCGGCATGACCTCGATGGGCCCGTTGTTTGATGCGCTCGGCATCTATTGCGTCGTGGTTGAAAACGAAACTGCGACAAAACGGTTGAAAACCCGCGTTCGATCGAACAATGCCAGCTTTCGACGTACAACTTACACGTCGCGCGTAGTAACGGATCGACAATGGCGGATCATTCAGAAATTGGGGCGGGCGGCGCGATGGAAAAAATTAAGCCGGGCGGATCGCTCGGCGATCATGCGGGCGGTGCGTGCCGGTGTAAAGCAAAGGCGTGGGATGTAATGGAGGTTGCCGGCGCCTTGCATGTCATGCCGCGGCTCGACCTGGCGCCGCACTGGCGAAGCGTCGATTGCTGGTGCCGGCCGACCTACGACGGCGGGGTGTGGGTGCATCACTCGCTCGACCGGCGCGAGCTGATCGAGTAGCGTTGTCCGGTTCATGTGCTTCCAAGTTCCCCATGCCCTCGCGGGTGCGGGAATTCAGCGTCATGAATAGGGACCGGGACGGCGGCAACCTCCCGGTCCCGCTTTGCTTTTAAGTGCGTTGCGGCGCTCGCCGGTGGCAAGCAATGCTTGCGGGCATGAAACGGTTCTGCCTCGCCTTGCTTCTGGCGATCGGCATCGCGCCGGCATTTGCGCAAGCCCCTCCCGCGGTGCCGGCGCTGCCTGACACCGAGCGCCGCACCAGCTATTCGATCTCGGGCTCGAACTGCGATTGCGCCGTCGGCTTTGCGCTCTACGGCGACGGCACCGACGTCGACGCCTGGCTGCAAGTGTGGCTCAACGGCGTGCGCTACCTGTCGACCGATCCGACCTTCGGTTGGTCGCTCTCGAGCGCGACCGGACCGATCGGCTCGATCCCGCTGCCGATCACCGACGCCTATCTGACGTTCAACTCGAACCAGACCGGCACCGTGCAGATCGTCGGCGCCAGGCGGCCGCGGGTGACGTCGCAATTTGCCGAGAACCGCGGCGTGGCGGCGCGCGATCTCAACCAACGCTTTACCGATCTCACCACGCAAACCCGCGAGCTGTGGGACAAGACGAACGACGTTGCCGGCCGCACGATGCTAACGCAGCCCGGCAACACGATGGGCCCGCTGCCGACACCGACCAGTTGCCAATCCAAGATCATCGGCTTTGACGCCACCGGGCTAAACCCGGTTTGCGTCTCAACGCCTGGCGGCTCGATCTCGGGCACCGTCGGCGCCGGCACGACGCACCAGCTCGCGGTCTATCCGTCGAACGGCACTACGGTCGGCGGCCAATCGGCGAGCTCGTATTTTGACACGGTCTATTGCTCGACCGTCGGGTATATCATCGTTCGCCTCACCGGCGCCTGGACATGCTCGCAGGGCGTGCCGTTGCGGGTGACGTGGTTTGGCGCCGTTTGCAATTCAAACCTTGCCAACGCGGCGACCGATACGACCGCGGTGCAGGCCGCGCTTACTGCGCTGAAAAGTACGCAAAACGGCACCGGCACGCTTTTGTTCGACGGTCCTGGCCTGTGCGTGATGACCTCGCAAATCTCGCTCGCCAATGCCGTCGACATTTGGCTCGTCGGCCTGGGCGGCGCCACAAACACCGCCGCCGGCGGTATTTTGTGGGACGGCGCCGCTAACACGCCGGTGGTTGAGCAAAACGATAATTTTGGTTCCGGCGTTTCCAACTTTGTCATCAGTTGCAACAGCGTCACTGGATCGACCGGCCTCTACCTGTTTGGTGCCCAGGACGGTCAATATGACCGATTGCGCGTTACCAATTGCCAAACCGGCGTCCACATCACGGCCGTGTCGGGCCCTGGCACCGCCAACAACAACGCTTTTTATAATCTCGCAATCTTCTTGCCGCACATCAACAACGCCCAGGGCGTGCTCATCGACACCCAATCCGGTGCCTTGGGAGACACCGATTTCACGTCGTTCTACAAAGCCGGCGTGGTGTCGGATCCGACCTCGACCGGCCAGGTCGCTTTTCACCTGGGCGGCGGCGACAGCATCACGATGGACAGCATCACTTGCTTCATGCAAGCGACGGGCGACAAGGCGGTCGAGATTGATTATACGAACCTCGGCGGGATCTTGCCGTCGAATTACAACTTCACTGGCTATTTGACATGCACCGATTTTAATTCGGGAAATGTTTTTACCAATATTGGCTCGCCCGGCTCGGCGACGTTTTTCTCGCCGATCACCATAAACCCGCCTTTGGAGCAAAACGGACAACTCTTGCCGCAACTGCCTGGCTATGCGTGGCCGGTCAATGTGTGGGCGCCAGGCGCCGACCTAGCGGCGCAAACGACAAGCCAAACCGGCAATCTCACCGGCGCAATCTCAAACTCCACGGCAAGCCCAACGCAAATGTTCGAGGTCTGCGTCTACATGGTGGTGTCAACCACCGGCGCCGGCGGCGCCACGCTCGCCTGGACCGTGTCATGGACCGACGAGAGCGGCGCACAAACCCAAGCCGCAACCGGGATTGCCACCAGCGCCAAGAACAAATCGAATAGTTGCTTTCCCATCGAGGTTACAAACTTGACAGCGATGACCTGGGCGACGACCGTGACCGGCACGATGGGCGCCGCGCAATACGGCTGGCATCTCAAAACCATGAAGCTGTACTAGTGAAAATCGCCATCGCCACGCCGGTCTATGGCGGGCTGATCCCGCAATACGTTTGGGCGCTGGTCCGCTCGGTGCAATTGCTCGATGCGGCGGGCATCGCGGTGCAATATCTGTGCATCGAGAATTGCCCCTACATCGACATGGCGCGCAACCGATTGGTGCGCGACTTTCTTGCCACCGACGCCGATTTCTTGCTGTTCATCGACGCCGATATTTCCTGGGTGCCCGAGGAGCTGGTCGCCTTCATGCGCCATGACGAGCTCGTGGTCGGCGCCGCGGCGCCGTATCGCGTCGGACCGCCCGGCTTCGCCGTGCAGCTCGTGCCCGACACCGCGATCAATACCAAGGGGCTGATCGAGGCGATGCAATGCGCCACCGCGTTCTTGCGCATTCACCGCGAGGCGTTTGCGGCGCTCAAAGCCGCCGAGCTCGCGCCCGAGCAACGTGCCGCGCACGAGCACACTGCCGGCGTCTCGCTCGAAAAATTCGATTGCTATTTCCAGCTTATTCCGACCACCAACGGCACGCTCGGCGAGGACATCGCGTTTTGCCGCAAATGGCGCAAGATAGGCGGCCGGATTTGGCTCGATCCGCGGCTGACAATCTCGCACTACAACATGAGCCATCGCGCCGGCAAATTGCTCGATCAAATAAAAATCGGCCCGCCGGTGTGGCGGGCCGCTGCTAGTGCCGGCTAGGCTTTTTAGGCCAATCCACCTTTGTGCTGGAACATGTCGGTGGCGATCTTGGTCAGCACGCACACGAGCGCCGGGATCGCCACCCCGAGCGCGATCGCAGCGTAGACGCCATACCCGGTCGCATCCGCCGCAAACGCCCAGGCATTGAGCACCGCCGAGCCGATCATCGTGCCGGCGATCGCCGGTCGCGTCAGCTTGGCAATGTGGCGTTGCAGGGCAGCGGTCGAGCACGACAGATCGGCCAGCTCGCAGGCAACAAAGCCCAAGTCTATGCCGACCGCCATCGTCCAGGCTTCCGCCGGCGCCGAGTGCGTGGTGAGCTCAATGCCGGCGGCCAGGTGATCGAGTGACAACCCGATCAGTGTCAGTCCGACCAGGCCGACGGCGCCCGCCGCCAAGCCTTGCCGGCGCAGCTTGCGCCCCATGCGGTTGACCCGGACACGGGGCGCCGGCTTAACCGCTCGCTTTGGCAGTGTGAGAACTTCTGCCATCACATCACCCCCACAACCAAGGCGAAGCCGAAGAAGTAGGGCGCCAGGTACGTCGCCATCGCCCCACCAGTGACAGCCAACACAACCCACTCGAGCCAGCCGAACTTGACCTCGGGCGCCCCGAGCCACGTCATCATCTTGCGTTCCATGATGTCCCCTCGCGGTTTCTGTAGGCGGGCATCGCCTACATCACGAATATAGGTTTAACAGCATTAAACTGCAATCACCCACAGATCACTCAAACATTAAAAATGCGCGGTTGCGCCACAATCGTGTCAAGCAATCCACAATCGCAAAATGCTAGATTTCACCGCATAAATCGCAATGTGCGTTGCCGAGCCGCAAAAACGAGGTCGCAATGCACTTCACCGCGCTTGCGAAAGCGCGCGGTAAGCGTAAGGTGCAACGGCACTAAACCACGGAGCGGCAATGGACCACCAACCCACCTTCATCGGCGCCGCCGCCAGGTTCCTCCACTTCTGTAGTGCTTGCGGCAGATACTACCGCTTCGATCACCAGCAACCAACGGACCAGAACGGCCAATGGCAATGCCTGCCTTGCCGCCAGCAACGACCACGGCTCGCATAATCTCATGCCAAACGAAGTCGCATTCGCCGATAACTCGCAGCTCGCGCGCAATAAACGACCAGCCCCACGCATCACACCGCGCGTCAAACGCGCCATCGAGCTCATCGTGCACGAGAAATACACACTCAATCAGGCAGCAAACGAAGTCGGATTTACCACACGCAATATGCGCTTAGCCCTGGAACGACCTCACGTGCTGCAATTCTACAAACAGCAGTGTGTCGTGTTTCGTGATCTGCGACGGGCTCGAAACCAGCAACGCCTCGCCGAAATTGCCGATGCTGAGAACAACATGCCTGCGGTCAATGCCATCAAAGCCCTCGAGCTGATAAATGACGAGCAAACAGCAAACAAACAACAAACAACGCCAGGCGTCACGATCCGCATCGTCAACGTCGCAACACAACCGCAACACGAACAAACAAACAAAACTTGCTATTCAACGACTAATCTGGAAATCGATAGTGATAACAACGCATGATACCTGTTAACGAAACAGATCGGTGTGCGCAGACCTCGTGTTCAGTGATCACGGGGCGCAGCGCCTCGACCACCCCGATCGCCGCCGCGGCGAGGGGCGGGGGGGGAAAAATTCGCAATCGCGCGCGGGCTCGTAACTCCTGCGCACACATTGTGCGGTTATACATCGGGGCCTGGAAAAAATATTTGGGGCTTGCAACATTTTGGGTTTTGGTGAGAGCCATGAGCGAATGGAGGTTTGGAGATGGCGACGATGGCGGTGATTACGATTATACAGTCGGGCAACACGCAGGGCGAGACGCGGCAAGCCGAGACGCTTTATTTGGTTGACTGTTTGGAGCGCCTGGCGATTGCCTTGGTGGGTTCGCATGCGCCGTCGATTACGGTGAAGGACCGCAACGGCTTTGCGGCGTGCAGTTGTGTCTACACGCCGATTGCGTCGGGGTAGGAGGACGGACATGGCGAAGGAACCGACCAATCATGGCGGGCACACGCATGAGATGGCGCGCCGGCATGAGGCTGATGCGCGGGTGCATGCGACGCGCGAGCGGGCTAGGGGCAAGGAGGAGGCGCCTGGCCGCGGGCATGAGATGCAGCATCGCAGTTTGAAGGGCGACGCCAAGGAGCACGAGCAATCGAAATTTGGTGCATCGGTGCATTGGCGTGGTCGCGATGGTGCAAGGGATGAATGAGCAATTCCATGTGCGGCGCGAGTTTTCGGGCATGGTCAAGATTGTCTGCCCGCCGTTGATGATTGTGCCGCCGATGGTGGCGATGGAGATGGCGAAGGCGATTTTGCACGAGGCTGGTGTGGAGGTTGTTGTGGCGGATCCTGGTCAGACTGTGATCCGGCCGCCGAAGAACGGCAATGGGATGCTCAAATGAAAAATTTGGTTTGGGAACTGTTCGAGATGCTGCGCGAGGTTTTGCCGGCGACGGCGAGCAACACGCGGCGGCTGGCGAAGTGGGCCGAGGATTTCCATGCTGAGGTTGATGACCCGCATGATCCGGTGCCCGAGACGCATCCGAGCGGGGCGGTGCGTCATGAGGAGCGGGCGCACACGACGACGATCAAGCCGGGGCGCCGGCGGTGAGCTTGATCAAGCATATTCCGGAGTATTTTTTGCAGCGCTACCAGCGCGAGTTTGCCGCCTGGGCGGCGACGTTACAGACTGGCGAGTTCAATCCGCGGCGGTTGTTTGTGTTTCGCGAGGGCGGCGCCGCGGAGTGCTCGCCGGATCCCGAGCAGGGTCCGCAATTGTTGGGCGCCTGGCTTTTGTGCAAGATCTCGCGCGCCGGTGTCGAGATCGAGCCGTTTTCTGAGCGCGACCGCGAGGCGATTGCCAAGCATTGCGCCCGCATGCAGCGGGCCGGCATTGCGGCCGATGCCGAGCTGGTTGAGCCGGCGCGGCCTGGCATTCCGGGGCTGAACTGATGCCGACGCTCAATGTCACCATGTCGGGCTCGACGTTACTGCCGGCGGCGGTGACCAAAGGCTATGCGACGTTTGCCGACGCCGACTTTCAGCGGATCTTGAATTGGGTCAACTCGACGCAAGCGCCGCTTTTGGAGCAGATGTTCGGGCCGGCGCCGAGCGGCTACTCTAATTCGCAGATTTATCAAGCGTGGGTGCAAGTCTGGATCAACGAGAGCATTTCGCGCGAGCAGATCACGTTGACCGGGTTGCCCAAGCCGCCGGTCCAAGTGCCGCCGGTTGTGATCGGGCCGTGAAGCGCGATACGCGCTGGCAAGAGTTTTTGTTGCAGTGTTGGGAGAAGAACCATGCCGCTTACCGAAAAAGGCGAGAAGATAAGGGCCGCGATGCACGCGCAATACGGCGCCAAGAAGGGCGAGAGCGTGTTCTATGCCTCGATCAACAAGGGCAAGATCACCGGCGCCGAGAAGGGCGGCAAGGTTAGGAGTGGCCAGCGGCATAGGAATTCGCCGCCGCTGACCCATACCGCGACGAGCTCTCACGGCAACGAGAGTTTCTATCGCGGTGTGGCGGCGCGGCAAGGCAATCACGACTTTACCGGCAAGGCGCCGCATGCCGGGCACCCGATCGCGCACGCCAAGGGCGCCGGCGGGGGCCGGTGGTGACGATGAAGGAGCATGCCCAATGAGTAGCGGCCACCGCGGCGAGGATGCAGCGAGCTCGAGCGCGGTTATCCGCGCCATTCAGCGCGAGCCGGGCTTGCGCTATTTCCTTGGCCGCGAGCCATCGATTGTGTCGCGCAAGTATTTGGTGCCATACGGCGCCGGGCGATCGTTCGACGGCATGATGACCTATGTCGACGAGGGCGTGCCACTGCGTTTCAAGATGGGCGTCGAGCCCGACAAATACGTTTCCGGTCACGAGGGGTTCGAGTGGTGGCTGATGACGCGCAAGGGCCTGCCCTATTGGGGCGGCCCTGGGCCGCGATCGGCGCACTGGTGGGCGACCGGGTTCGAGCATTATTTGATGCGGCTCGACGGCGTGTCCGACGAGGAAATCGAGGCCTACGAGAGCGAATGGTTGACTTATGTGTCAACTGACGAGGCGCAAAGGATCTCGCCCGACACCGTGCCGCCGGATCTGTTCACCGGCGCCTATGAAGGCGGCCAGGACACTGATCCGAGCGAGCAAGCCGACGATGCCAAGATCCTTCCGATCCTGGTCGCGGCGCGCGCCCGCCTCCTTGCGGTGCGCGTGCCCGAGCTCATTGCATGACGACGGAATTTGATTTTGTCGCCGGCACCGAGGTTGCCAAGTTCATCGCGAGCAATAATCAGGTCGATTATATCCAGGGTCCGCTCGGAAGTGGTAAGACTGTTGCGGTACTCCTTCGGGCTATGCGGCATGCACAAGAGCAAAAGCCATCCCCGATCGATGGAGTGCGTTATTCTCGTTGGGGAATTGTCAGAAATACGTTGCCGGATCTCAAGCGATCGACTGTCAAGACCTGGCTCGAGCTGTTTCCAGAGCACATCTATGGGCGTTTTAATGCCGCCCCCGGTTTCATGCAGCATCTTGTCAAATACAATGACATTGTTGCCGAATTTCACTTCATGTCACTTGATAAGATTGAAGATGTCCGAAAGTTGAGGTCGACCGAGTTTACTGGCATCTGCTTCAACGAATTGCCGTTCATGCCGAAGGAATTGTTTGACGAGGCGCATTCCCGCTTGAGATACCCGCCGGAGCGGCACGGCGGCCCGACCTGGTGCGGGATCCTGGCCGACGGCAACGCGCCCGACGAGGATTGCTGGCTGGCGATGATGACCGGCCAGGTCGACATGCCGCCGGGCATCGGCGACGACGAGGCGGCGACCTACATCTGGCCGGCCGATTGGGGCTTCTACATGCAGCCGCCGGCGGTGCTCGAGACTTTCGATCCGCGCGGATCGCTCTCGGGCTACGAGGTCAACCCGGCCGCCGAGAACTTGCGCAATCTGCGCAAGGGCTATTACGCCCAACAGCTCGCCGGCAAGTCACGCGCCTGGATCGAAAGCCGGCTGATGAACCGCGTCGCGCTGGTTGTTGAGGGCTCGCCGGTGTGGCCGATGTTCCGCCGCGAGTTTCACGTCGCCAAGGAGGCATTGCGCCCGGTGCAGGGTCACGACGTAATCGTTGCTCTTGATTTCGGGCGCATCTATCCGGCCGCGCTGTTCGCCCAGGAAGTCAATCAGCGCATCTATGTCCAATACGAAATACTCGGGTTCAATGAGCCGGCGACTGTTTTTGCGCCCAAGGTGCAACGGTTCCTGACGCAGCACTATCCAGAGTTTGCAGTTCGGTTTGTTGGCGACCCGAAGGGTGCCGACCGGGGCCAGGCGACCGAGCAATCGTCTTATGATGTGTTCAAAAGCCATGATATGCCGGTCATCCCCGCGCCGGTAAAACAAAACGACATCGCCACCCGAACCGAGGCCGTCGCCTACATCCTCAACGATAATCCGCGCGGACACAACCGCCTTGTGATCTCGCCATTGTGCCGCACGCTGATCGTCGGCATGGCCGGCCGCTATCATCTGACCAAGGAGGAAGGCGGCGAGCTCATTCCGAAAAAGGACAAATACTCGAACCTGTGCGACGCGCTGCAATATCTCTGCCTTGGGCTCGGCGAGGGCCGCCGCATGGTGGGGCTCAAGCCGATCGGCACGCTGACGCCGGCGGCGCTGCGCCCAGGCCGTAAATCAATGCGTCGGGTATTTGCATGACAGATCGAGATCGTAATGGATTGTGCGCCAATCCCCGCCGCGGTTGAGCCGGACTACTGGCATGTGGTGTTTCATCCGAGCGAGACGCGCCTGGCGCGGCTCGTGCTCGGCGAATTTCAGCACGTCTCGGCGCTGACCTACGTGGCCGGCTTTCGCGCCTGGGTCATGTATGACGCGCAATGGTCGGGCTTGCGGCTATCGTTCTTTGCGGCGCCCGGCGGCTTTACCGACCGGGTGCGGGATTGCGCCATCGTCAAGGTCAATTGCCGGCATGAGCCGATCGGCATCTTGAGCCGGGCCGGCTTTTACTGCGTGCCGGCGATCAAGCACTTGCTCGGTTTATCGTGCGTTGCCGTTCTGCCCGATCAGCTCTACCGCCATTTGATCAACAACGGCGGGATCATGATCAATGAACACGTCCGTACCGGCGCCGCCGCCGGATCCGATGCTGGCCGACGAGCGAGCCCAAGCCCAGGCTGATCTGGTTTCCTCGCTGCAAGGCAAGACGCAGGGCGACATGGCGAGCCTCATGGCGCGCTATGGCACCCAACTGGCGCTGGCCGGGCAGACCGCCCCGCAAGGCTCGCCGTATGGCGTGCCGACGTTATCATTCAGCAACACCCCCGGCGGCACCGCCGGCCTCAAGGTGTGAACGGCATGGCGACCAACGGCCACGCCCCTGGTCCGATCACCACCAACGCCGCGCAACAGGGCGGCGCCGTCAATACCGGCGAAGGCAAGACGATCGAGCAGCAAGCGGTGTCGCGGCTCGCCGCCTGCCGCACCTGGAAAAGCTACATCGAGCTCGATATCAAGGAATGTTATTTTTTCTGCGCGCCGAACCGGCAACGGCAAATCTCGAGCCAGGTCATGCCGAGCCAGGCGCGCATGCTCGACGCGCCGGAACTGAACACCGACCAGGCGTTCATTCTGACGCAAGATTTTCTCACCGAGATCATCAACGCCTATATGCCCGAGGCCGAGCCTTGGGTGCAGCGCGGCCGCGGCATGTTCACGCCGCAAGCGGTTTGGGACAAGGTCAAGGACAGGGTCCGCGAGGACGACAAGGCGATCTTTGACGCCATCCGCGCCTCTAATTTCTATCCCGAGATTGCCAAGGCGTTCTACCCCGACCTCGCCATTTGCGCCGCCGCGGTATGGATCGACCGGCCGCATCCGGCCATGCCGATCACGGTGTCGGCGGTGCCGCTGCGCGAGCTCGAGATCGATCTTGGCCCGTATGGCGAGATCGATACCCGGTTCGCCGTGCGCTACACCCGCAACCATTACGTTCACGAGCTCGTCGGTGATGAAATTTGGGAAAAGATGGAGCCCGAGCTCAAGGACAAGACCAACAACTCGCCGAGCGATCGCACGCAAGTCGTTTGGGGTTTCTGGCGCGATTGGGAGGACAAGAGCGACACGGTTTGGCAGGCGACCGTCATGCTCGGCAATCGGCTCATTCACGACAACAAATTGCACGGTGAAGGCTCGTGCCCGCTGATCGTGTCGCGCTTTAATCCGACCGCCGATTGGCCGCACGCGCACGGCCCGATGTACCAGGCCTTGCCGACGTTCCGCCAGATCGACGAGCTCGAGGCCATGCGCATCGAGCACTCGACTTTGTCGTTCAAGCCGCCAATCACCTATCCCGACGATAGCTTTGCCGCGGTCGAGACCGGCGTCGAGGAAGGCATGGCCTACCCGATCCGGCCCGGCACCGAGGGCGCGGTCAAGCCGATCTACACGCCGCCCAATCCGCAAATCGGCAATTATCAATACGAGGAAAAACTAAAAAATCTGCGCAAGCTGTTCTATGTCGACCATCCCGAGCAATCGGGCGACACGCCGCCGACCGCGACGCAATGGATGGACGAGCTCGCCCGCGCGCAGCGCCGGCTCGGCACGCCCGGCATGTCGTTCTGGCGCGAGGGCCCGGCGGCGTATTTTCTGCGCTTCAAGCACTTGCTCGAGGTTGCCCAAGTCATCAAGCCGCTGACCGTCGACGGCCGCGCCGTCGCCGCCATGCCGCGCAACCCGGCGCAGGCCGCCGCCGAGCAACAGGAGATCGTCAAGACCATGCAGCTCGCGACCTACCTGGCGCAGACCTTCCCCGAGGAATTCAAGATGTATGTCGACGGCCAGGCCACCATGAAAAACCTGATCGAGAAAGCCCGCGTCTATCTGATCAAGCTGCGCGATCCGGCCAAGGTCGCGCAGACCGTCGACATGATGCAAAAGATACTGCAACCGCGGCCGGTCGCCGGCGCCGCGCCTGGCGGGCCGCCAATCCTGGGGCCGGCTGCATGAGCGAGGAAATTGATTTTGCGCAAATCAAGGACGCCTGGGACCGCATCGCCCGCACCGCCGACGGATTGACGGTCTATCGCCATTTGCAACGCTTGCGGCTCGGGCTGGCGCCCGAAAATGCTCCTGACAGTGCGTTGCCGCGCCTAGAGGGGCGCCGCAGTCTCGCCGCTGATCTCATGGCCTTCATGGCCGAGGGCATCGCCGAGAATGACAGAAGCGCCGTCACCTTCGCCATCGCCAAGCCCGCCACCGTCGCCGGTCCCCGCGGCGCCGGCCGTCGCGTCACCGCCGACACCGCCGTCCCCGGCTACGACACCGGCTATTACAGCGCCGAGCCCGGCGCCGGCACCGGCAAAGGAAACGGCGCGACCTGATTGGTTGCCCGACGGCTTTAGCGAGCCAAAAGATTTCCGCGCCAGGTACGACGAGCTCGCCGCCTTCAAGGCCGGGCTCGACGTCAGGCGGTCGACCTTGCCGGCCAAGCCCGACGACTACAAGGCCGAGCTGCCGAGCGATTTTAAGATCCCCGACGGCTTGTCGTTTTCGTTCAAGACCGACGATCCGCTATTGGCGCAGGCGCGTGCGGTCATGCACGACATCGACCAGGGCAAGCTTTCCGGCCAGGACGCCTTCGGCAAGCTTCTCGCGCTCTACGCCGGCGGCCAGGTCGCCAGCCAGCAACAAATCACCACCGCGCGCAATGCCGAGGTTCAAAAGCTCGGCACTACCGGGCCGGCGCGCATCGACGCGCTGACGACGTTCTTCCGCGGCTATCTCGGCCAGGACGCCGGCAACCGGCGCATGGCGCGCATCTTCACCGCCCAGGACGTGCAAGACGCCGAAATGGAAGTATCAAAAATTACCTCGCAAGGCGGCGCCCCGTTCCGCGGCAACGGCCGCGAGCCGCCGCCGCAAGCAGGCCGCGCTACGCCCGAGCAAATCAAAACGATGTCGTCGGCCGAGCGCCTCGATTACGCGCGACGATTTCCGCAAGGCCAAATGCCGGAATGGCGCGACCCGCGCGGAGGATGAAAGGAAACTAACAAATGGCAATTTCCAATCTGATCACGCTGCCGGAATACGCCAAGGGTTTCTCTAACGAGGACATCCGCCGCGTCATCATCGAGATGTTCACCCAATATTCCGACGTGTTCGAGGTCATGCCGTTCGAGGGCTTGCGCGGATCCAAATATGTCGGCTTCCGCGAGGCCGCGCTGGCGCAGCCGCAATTCCGCGCCGTCAACGAGGCCTCGAGCTCGGGGCATGGCATTATCCAGCCGTTCGACGAGGCGACCGCGATCATTGACCACGACATCGACATTGATCGCGCCATTGTCGATCGCCACGGGCCGGAACGGCGAAACTACGAGGAGAGAATGGGCATCACCGCGTTCGCGCGGCTGTGGGTTGACACTTTCATCAAGGGCGACCGCTCGGTCAATCCTCGCGTGTTCAACGGATTGAACGTGCGGGCCGCGGAGTTCGGCCGCCTGTTCAACAACTCGACGAGCTCGGGCGGCGCGCCGCTTTCCTTGCTCAACCTTGACCAGACAATCAACAACACATCAAAGAAAAGCGGCACGACCTACATCCTGGTGCCGTTCCTCTCCCTGCCGCTTTGGATCCAGGCGGCGCGCACCACGACCTTAACCGGCTTTGTGATGCAGACCTGGGACGAGGTCGGCATGCCGAAAATTTCCTATGGCGGCCACCGGCTTCTGTGGGGCTACCCGAAGGACGACCAGGTTCCCGTTTTGCAGTTCAACGAGGTCGGCAACGGCGGCGGCTCGGCGGTCACGGCGTCGCTTTATGTGATGACGCTCGGCGAGGGCATGCTGCGCGGCATCTATGTGCGCAACCTCACGCCCGAGGACGTCGGCTTGCTGCAAGATCGCAAGACCTACCGCACGCATATCAGTTGGGACGTGTCGATCGTCGACGAGCACAAATATTGTTTCACCCGGCTAACGAGCTGGACGAACGCGGCAATCGTCGCTTGAGAGGTCAACATGGCACGCAGAAATTACACCTTTGACGCCAACATGGCGCTCGACGACGGCTCGACGGCGCATTCGGCGGCCGGTTGGGGCTCGGTCGGCGGCGCGCAGTCGATCGTCGATCTCGGCGGCAACCAGGGCATTACCATCACGCTGCCGACAATCTCGAACGTGAGCTCGATCACGCCGCAACAGGCGCGCATCGATGCGGTCGTCGTGATCTACGACCTGGCGCTGACGCTGTCGGGCTCGGACCTCTACCGGGTGTCGCTGGTCGGCTCCAACAGCGCCGGCATGACCGCGAGCAACGTCGTGCTTGGTCAGTTGCAGTTCGGCCAGGCCGCCGCGATGGACCCGCCGAATTCGGCGGCGACCACGGCGCCGCTCGGATCCGGCAACTATCCGGCCGGCTGGCAATACGAGCTACTGTTCACCAACGAATATCAGAATACGCCCTATGAATTCGTGTCGCTCTATGTCAGCGGCACATTCGGCTCGATCCAATTCTCCGCGTTCATCGCGGTGCTGCCGAGGGAATAAATGGCGAAGATCCAGACCGGCGAGTTTTCGTCTTACACAAACGATTTGCTCGACGCGCTGGCGCAGTCGAAAGTCTACCTTTGGGATTGCGGGCCCGAGGAACCACGTTTGCCCGAGCCGCCCGAGGAACCGTCCGGCCGCGGCGGCGACCCGAAATACGACCTTGAACGCCTGAAATACAAGCGCGCGCTCAAGCACTACGAGGACGAGCTGTTGACGTTCGAGAACCGCGACAAGGAATTCCGCCATTGGCATTTCGCGGTCAAGGGCCCGGTCGAGATTATGATGTGGTCGGTCGACGCCCGCGACGCCTTGGCAAATGACAGCAAGGCGGTCGCCGACGGCCGCCAGAAGAAGCCGCGCTATTTTGTTTCCTCGCGCACGCGAGGATGGGAGAAAACCAAAAATTTGGGGTTGCCGCCTGGCGTCGTGCCGGGCCCAGGACACAAGGAAAACCTCGATCGGCAAATCGCCGGCGATCAAAAATTCGTCGAAGCACTCAAAGCTGATCCGCAATTCGGCCAGGAGGTCACATGATGCGCCCCTTTAAGCTTACGCTCGCCGCCGCGCTGGCGCTCGCGCCTATGGCGCCGATCCCGGTCAATGCCGCGGCCTCGACCCAGGTCACGCACGCTTTCCTGTGCGCGCCCGAGCCGCCGGTTGGCTCGCCTGGTCCGCGCCGCGTCGTCAACACGTCGTCGACCGCGACGCCGCAACCGGCCTACACGCTCAATGCGCTCGGCTGCGCCTCGATCGCGTCCGCCGACATCGGCTTTTTCTTGAGCCAGGGCTTTACCTTCGGCGTCAACGAGGCGGTGCAGCAACAGAACGCCATCACGTCGAGCGGCACCACCGCGATCACGACCACGATCACGCTGCCGCCCTATGCGTTCATCAAATACATCATCGTCGAGGAAACCGCCGGCAACGCCGTCACTGGTGGTGTCAACGTCGGCGACAGCGGCTCGGCAACGCGGTTTCTTTCGGGCACCGCGGTCGGCGCCAACGCCAACGTCGTCGTCGTGCCGACAAACCTGACCGGCTCGAGCAATACCGGCGTGCCGACGTCCGACACCATCATCATCAATGCGGCGACAGGCTGGAACTCGGCGTCGCTCAACCTGTCGGTGATTTACGGCTACTTCTAAAGGAGTACCTCCCTGGGCCATGCTTGAAAATCTAGGACATGATCCAAGCATGGTCGCGACTTGTGCCGCGTCGAGCCGGCGCGGCACTTTTTCTTAAAAACGGTGATCAATGAGTGAGGTCACAGATTTCATCGCCGCGGTCGCGGCCATCGCCAAGGATCCCGCCGGATGGGAAAAGCGCCTGGGCGACGCCGACAAGGTTGCCAAGCAGCTCGCCGAGGCGCGGCAATTGGCAAAGAAGTCGGCCGACGACGCCGGCCTGGCGGCGCGCGACCGCGAGGCGGCACAATACGACCGCGGCCAGGGCGATCGCGATCGGCGCGACGCCGCACAACAGGCGACGCAAAATCAGCGCCGCGACGTCGAGCTGACGCAGCGCGATCGCGCGTTAAGCGCGCGCGAGCAAAAGCTGCAAGCCGACATCGCGACGGCCAAGGCTAACAACGATCGCCGCGAGGCCGAGCTCGACGCCCGCGAGCGCGCCGCGGCTGGAAAACTCAACGAGGCGTCGAAGTTGATGGCGAGCTACGACGAGGCCAAGCACAAGGCGGCGCTGAAATTGGCAAGCTAATGAATGGCAAAACTCTACATAGCCGAGTATGCGACCATTTCCGCGCTGCCGACGCATACCGGGCAGATCCCGCTCGATCCACCATTGAACGAGCAAGTGCTCGATTTCACCGCCGGCTCGGCCGTCATGTCGGCGCCGTTCCAGCAGTACACGCGCATGCTGCGCCTGCATTGCGACGCCATTTGCTCGCTGATCGTCGGACCCAATCCGCAAACCGCGACCAATCAAAACGCCCGCTTCGCCGCCAATCAGACCGAATTCCGCGGCGTGGTCGAGGGCCGCGGCTTTGTGGTTTCGGTCATAACCAACGTGTGACGCCATGACGTTTCGCCAGAGCTCAAAAGAGGGCGAGCTGTTCGTCGATCATCGCGCCTCGCCGGGCATCCCCGAAATGAAGGCGCGCCAGCTCGGCTATGAGCCGGCGACGGTCGGCGAGGGCAAGCTGTTCGAGGCGGCAACCTTGATGTGCGAGCATTGCCATCAGATCGCGATCAAAAACCCGCTGCGCACCCGCGAGCGCGCGAGCTGCATGGCATGCGGCGGCGCCTATATCTGCGACCTGTGCGACGCCGAGCGCCGCAAGCCTGACTACAAGCATCTACCGTTTCGCAAAATCGTCGACCTGGTGGCGACCGGCCAGGCCGTCGCAGTATCGCTCGGCGTGCGCCCGGTGCTGATCCCGACCACGGGCAAGGAGATCTGATTATGGCAAAGCGCGTCGTTTTCCAAGTCAACACCACCTGGGCGCCGACCGCCGTGACCGTCGCGGCAACGCAATGGATCGCGATCAAGGGCGGTGCCTCGACGCAGATCATCGACATTCTGGAATTCTTGATTTCCGGCATGGCGACCTCGTCGGCGGCGGCCGCGTTCATGGCGGCCTACACCACGACGCTCGGCGCGACCCCGACCACGCCGCCGGCGGCGCCGGCCGGCGACGGCGCGATGAACGTGTCGGCGACCGCGCTGGCAAACCCCGCGGTCACTTACGTTGCGGCGACCACCGGGCCGTTCCCGGCCGCGACCAACACGCTGCCAAAACTCAATCTCGGGCTTAATTTGTTCGGCGGGATTATTCGCTGGAACGCGGCACCGACACAGCAATGGACGTCGGTCGGCAACTCGACGTCGGGCGGCGAGACGGTGTTGTGGAATTCGTCGACCGCCGGCGGCTCGAGCGGCCTGGCAAACGCGCATATCATTTACGAGCCATACTGATCGCAATGATGTGTAGGTCATGGCAGTCGGATATGTCGACGGCGTATTCTTTCTTGCGAGTTCGTCGGGCACCGGAAACTTTGTTGTTTCGTCGGCGATAACCGGCTATCAGACGCCGGCCGCCGCCGGCGCCGTCAACGGCACAACTTACTATTATCGCGCGCAGTCGAACGATCTCACGCAATGGGAGATCGGGTTCGGGACGTACACCGTTTCGTCGACGACGCTCGCGCGCACCACCATCCTGTTCAACTCATCGGGCGGCACATCGGCAATTAACTTTAGCGCAGCGCCTAACGTTGGCATCGTCCACCCTGCCGAGCAAGTCCCTCCGGCCGATACCACCCTTGACACAGGTGGAGGGGTCAACGGCCTTACTACTTTCCGCGGGGCAAAGACTGACATGGGGGTCACCCCTCCCATGTATCCCAATCAGATGCTTCTTGGAGTAGCCGCTCCAAGCTTCTACTTCGTCGCCGGAAGCAATGGCCAGGCCACTGGCACGACGATGGCGACCAGCGCGACCAGTGTCGGCGATAGCATCTTCGTGGCCATCAACGCGATAACTGCTAACGTCGCCATAACATCGGTTACGGACAACGCAGGCAATACCTATACGCAGCAAGTCCAAACTACACAGACGGCGAGCGTCCTTAGCTCGGCGATTTATGCTTGCTTGAATGCCCCCAACGCCCTGAGTGGTTCTACCGGGACCATAACCGTCAACTGTGCCGGAACCAACTACTGCGCAGCGGTCTATGCCTTGACCGGCGCCGGCACGATGGCAAAGGTCGGGACTGCGCTGACATTCACCAGTGCAGCCGCGAGTACCGGCTGCTCGCAACAATACGCGACACAAACTTCAAATATCCTCTTGATAGCATGTCCATCGTTAAGCGCCTCCAACACAACCACCGCGCTCAACGGCTGGACTATGCCGGGGTGGCTGACGCCTAGCTTTACCTCTCTTACCTCAGCATTAAGCTCATCTTTTGGACCGGAGATTTTCTGGCAATATTGCGCCGCCAACCTTGCCTCTCAAGTCTTTGCACCGACTTGGCCTAGCCTTACAGGGATGTCCTCTTGCGTCTGTGCCTTCAGCATCTCAACGCAAAGCGATCCTGCTCCCGCGACGATGGTCGGGGATGTCTACACCCAACAAAATGGTCTGAACGTAGTTAAGAATTTTAATTACGGTCAGTCGACGCCTCCTACTCCGTTGATCGATAGCAATGGCGGTATAGACCCCAACGCGCTACCAAAAATGGCTTGCGTCCTCGACGCAAACTACACTCTGACCTCGACCACAGCATCGCAGAAGCTATTCAACGCCAGCTCGACCGGCGCAGTGCAGTTGCAGCCCGGCGTCTACATATTCCAAGGCCTGATTTATATCACGTCAATGTCCACAACATCCGGCAATGCCGCGATTAACATCGTTGGTGCGGGCACTGCTACCCTCGACAGCATCCTGTGGACGCTGACGGGTGCTGACACGTCGACGCCGACCGCCGTCACCACCACCGGCTACTCTTGGGTTATCAACACTGGCAACGCCTCACCAGCGTCCGGCACCTTGGCCGAAACCGGCTCGCAATGGGCGGTGTGGTTCCAAGGCGTCCTTCGCATGACCAATTATGGCACACTCATTCCGTCGGTTTCTTTGGTCACGGCCGCGGCGGCGGTCGTCAACAAGAACAGTTATTTTTACATCGACGCGCTCGGTACGGTCGGAAACGTTACCGCCACAGCCTCGACCTTCGGTCGGAACTTCGGCAACAACGCCTGGATTTAATTAGATGGCGACGCAGCCGCCATTTGGGCCAATCGGCACCGGGCCGATCGGCACCGTTCCGATCGCGACGATATTTGTTCCGGCCGCCGGGCCGCCGCAATTTCCGCCCGGCGTCATGCCGGGCAATCCGGCCGAGGGCACCGGCTGGATCGGGCCGCCCGAGCAAGTGCAGCTCCACTCGTGGACCTGGTCCTACAATCTTAATCTGATCGGCAAGGATCGCTTGCCGGCCGGCGTTGTGCCGGGCGAGCCGGTCTATGACCTCGCGCCAGGCCAGCGCGTACCGGAACAAACACAGCTCCATTCTTGGACCTGGTCCTACAATCTTAATCTGATCGGCAAGGATCGCTTGCCGGCCGGCGTCGTGCCGGGCGAGCCGGTCTATGACCTGGCGCCAGGCCAGCGCGTGCCCGAGCAAGTTCAGCTCCACTCGTGGACGTGGAGCTACAATCGCAACCTCGTCGGCAAGGACGTTTTGCCGACCGGCGTTTTCCCCGGCAATGAACTCTACGACCTGGCGCCGGCGCAAAAGCCTTACGAGCAAGCGCAGCTCCACTCGTGGCAATGGTGGTACAACCTCAACCTGATCGGCCAAGACTTCCGCGCGCCTGGTCAGCAAATCTACGACCGGCCGCAATTGCCGATCCCGCCGGCGGCGCTCACCTGGATCGAAGAACCGATCGAGGAAATTGCGCAACCGTTCCGTCAATCGGATTGGCCGCTGCCGACGCCGACCTGGCGGCTCGATCAGACCTATGCGGTAAAATACAATCAAAACCTGATCGGCCAGGACGTACTACCGACCGGGCAACAGGTCTTTGAGCTAACCCCCCGTCCGCCGTTACGCGCTCAAGACCTGTTGACCTGGATCCAATCGGTCAACCTGTCGCTCGCCGCCGGCGTGCCGGATCTCACCAAGATCGCGCGTCAATCCGATTGGCCGCTGCCGCGCGGCGCCGAGCCGGATTGGCGGCGGTCCTGGGAATATTGGTACAACCAGAACCTCATCGGCCAGGACGCGCGGCTCGCCGGCCAACAATTCACCGAGCTCGCGCCGCGCAGCGCCGAGCCGGATCCGCGGCGCTCCTGGCAATGGTGGTACAACGAAAACCTGATCGGCCAGGACAAGCTACCGCCTGGCGTTTCGCTGTTCGACCTGGCGCCGTCGCAGAAGCCGCCCGAGCAAATACAGCTCCACTCGTGGCAATGGTGGTACAACCTCAACCTACTCGGCCAGGACAAACTACCGTTCCGTCAATCGGATTGGCCGTTGACGCCAGCGGCACAGCGCGGTGTCGAGCTCGCCACTTGGCTCGATCGCGTCAAATTCTGGTTCTTCAAGCCGTTCGCGCAAACCGATTGGCCGCTGCCAACGCCGTTTGCCCGCGACCCGACGCTGGCGACGTTCGTTGCCTGGTACAATCTCAACCTGATCGGCCAGGACGCCAGGCTTGCCGGCGCCAGAGTTTACGACCTGGTGCCACCGGCGGCGCCGCTCGGGCTTGGAACGGCCGCCTATACGCAATCGCTTAATCCCAACATATTGTTGCCGCCGGCGGATCTGACCAAGATTGCACGTCAATCGGATTGGCCGGTGCCGTTCGGGCCGCTGCAACCCGACCGCGGCTATTTCCGCGGGTTCAATCCCAATCTGCCGCCGCCGCCGCCGCCCGTTACCGGCCCGGCGGTCTACAACAAGCCGATGCACGCCGGGCCCGGCTATCTCGATGTCATCCCCTCGATCAAGCCATCGTAGTGCGTTGCCGGCGCCGGCCGGCCGGCGGCAACCTCGCGCATGGCTTTCACCTGGCCGCTCGCTAAGCTCGACGTCATCAACTCGGCGCTGACCGCGACCGGCGACAACCTGGTCAACGTCGCCGACGACGGTTCCGACGAATGGACGGTCGCCTCGCCGTCCTACGATCGCGGCTTGTCCTATGCGATGGAGGGCCACGAATGGGGCTATGCAACGCAGACCGTCGTGCTCACCCCGTCGCCGACGCCGCCCCAGGATACCGACTTCGATACCGCCTACCCGATCCCGCCGGATTGCGTGCATGTCATTTGGATCAAGATTAACGAGAACAACCCGACGACCTCGAACGAGCCATTCCTGACCTTGTGGAAAATCGCCGGCACGCCGACCGGGCCGGTGATCGTGGTCAACGCCCAGGGCGGCCCGCCGCCGCCGTCGCCGCCGGTGACGCCATCGCAAATCACCATGTATTACATTTCAAACCAAGGGCCGCTGTGCGACGTGCAGTTTGGCACGCCGACGTTCGTGCTGGCGCTGCAAAGTTTTGTCATGTCGGGGATCTATCGCGGCTTGCACGAGGATACCGCCGAAGGCGACAAGATGTGGATGGCGGGCGAGCAATTGTTGCAGCGCGCCCGCACCAGGTACGACCAGCAAAAACCCAAGCGGCAATTCTTCAATTCGCGGATCGGCGCCGCGCGGCGGATCCGCCGACCGTGGCCGGCGATCGGCATCAACAATTGGGGCTCGGGATCCGGCAACGGCGGCTTGCCGGGCTGAATAGGGGCGGCGCATGGCGATCCCGAAAATAGTCGGCGCGCAACGTGATTTCTCGGGCGGCGAGCTCGACGAGGCGATGAAGCGCGCCGACGAGAACCCTATTCTGCGCACCGGCGCCAGGCAGATGTCGAACTGGCGGATCCTGTCGTCGCGTGCCGCCGCCAATCGGCTCGGCTCGACCGCGCTGTTTGGCGAATTCGGCCGCGTCGAGAAAGTCACCATGAAGCCGGGCGAACAGTTTTATTTGACGCTCGGCGCCGGCTATATCCAGGTTCACAACGTCGTCGGCTTCGGCGTGTTCTTCTCCACCACATTGGGCGACGGCGTTACCACGGTGCCGTTCACCGGCGACACGCTGCAACAAATCACTTACGCGATCGTCGGCCTGCAAATCTATATTTTCTATGCGCAGAATGCGCCGAACAACGTGCCGCAAATCCTGACCTGGGACGGCATCTCGCAGACCTCGAGCTGGACACTGACGACGTTCGCCGAAAGCGTCACCACCGGCTCGCAAAAGCTGACGGCGTTCTATCGGATCTCGCCGCAAGGTATCATCATGTACCCGAGCGCCACGCAGGGCAGCATCAACGTGGCATTCTCGGCGCCGGTGCTGACCGCCGGCTCGGTCGGCACCCGCATGACCTATGCCGGCCGCCAGCTCACCATCACATCGGTGACGGACAGCAACCACGGCACCGCATTGGTCAACGAGCCGTTGCCGCCGGCCCAACAACTCACGCTGTCGTCGCCGGTCGGCGCCTTTAATATCGGCGACGAGGTCAATGGCTCGATCTCGGGCGCGGTCGGCATCGTGACGGCGTCGCCGTCGGTGCAGTATTTTCTTGGCACCGCCGTGAGTGGCTCGATCAATGTCGGCGACAGTGTGGTCGGCGGAACGTCGGGCGCCACCGGCATCATCACCTGGATTAATCCCGGTCCCGAGATCACGGTGCAATTGTCGACCACCACGGTATTCAGCGTTCCGGAAACCGTGACCGACACCACCACCGGCGCCACTTTTACCACGGCCAATCCGGCGAGCGGCGCCGCGCTGATCGTGCAAATCTTGCCGACCTCGGCGAACTACATTCAACTGTTCAAGACCACCGACACCATCGTCGGGCCGTCGGGCTCGGCGGGCATTTCCGCCATCATCACCGAGCCGCCGCAAGGCATCGCGGTTTGGGCCGACGAGGTTATGAACACCTATCGCGGCTATCCGTCGTCGGTGTTCTACGACCAGGGCCGGCTTGGCCTGTGCAATTTCCCGGCGGTGCCAAGTGGCGTCGCCTGGTCGGCGATCGGCCTAACGCTCGACTTTTATGTCAATGCCGAGGCGACCAACGTTTTGCCGTCGTCGGCCATTTTCGAGATCGCGCCCGGCAAGTCGCAAGTGCTTTATATTTCCGCCGGCATGGAAAGCTCGGAGTTCGTGTTTTGCGACAATGCCATCTATTACATTCCGATCGGCACCGGCGGCGTCGCGGCGCTCGAGCCTGGCTCGGTATCGTTCAACGCGCTGGCGTCGTTCGGCATCATGCCCAACGTGCAGCCGCGCCGCTCCGAGCAATCGATCGTTTTTGTCAAGGCCGGCGGCGGCGTGGTCGGCGCCGTGCAAGCGCCTGGCGCCTATTATCGCCCCTACATCGTCGACAGCATTTCCGAGCTGCATCAGCATCTATTCACCGGCGCGGCGCCGATCGCCATCGCCATCCCGACGGCCGCGGTGCTGTTCGAGGAACTTTATTTGTATGTGTTGCTCGACGACGGTTCGCTGGTCGTCGGCAAGTACGCCATGCGCCAGGGTTTGATCGAGCCCGGCGTCGAAGGCAAGCCACACGTCGGCTGGACGCCGTGGTCGAGCGCGGCGTCAATCACCTGGATTGCCGCCAATCAAGACGAGGTCACGTTGACGTCGATCTACAATGGCGCCGGCGTGGTATCAAAATTCGACCTGACGCAATTTCTCGATAGCGCATATTTTGTCAATAACATTCCCGGCTCGCCGTTCGATACCGGCGCCGGGCTGTCGCTGCTTAATCTGTTTGGCGCCTCGACCACGGTATTCCTGATCGATCTCGGCACCCGGTTCATGGGCACCTATCAGCTCGACAATGCTGGCTACATCATCCCGCAATTTGCCGCCGGCGAGGATCTGTCGTCGCCGCAACTTATTGCCGGCCAGCCGTGGACGTCGACGCTCGAGGTTTTTGCGCCCGACGCCACCGCGCCAGGCCAGAGCATGAAACAACGCATGATCCAGCGCCGCGTCGCGCGCATGAGCGTCTATGTTTCCAACTCGACCGGGTTTCTGTTCGCGCGGCTTTATGCCGGGCCGCTCGGCTCGCAATTGCCGGCGCTCGGCACCATCATGAATACACGGCGGGTCACCACCTGGAACCAGGACGACGACCCGACACAACCACCGCCGCTGCGCGAGGAAGTGCAACGCTGGCGGCCGCTCGGCCGCTCCTTCGATCCGCGGGTTTGCGTGATCAAGGACACGCCGGGCTCGGTCCTGGTGCATGAGATCGACATGGAGGTCACGATCTAATGGGCGGATCATCGGGCGGCGGCGGCGGCGGCGGCTCGGCGGGCGGCGCCACCGGGTTATCGTTGGCATCGGCCGGCTTCAAGGTCGCCGGCGATTACTTGTCGTCGCGCGGCACCGCTGCCGGCGACGTGTTCAAGGCCGAGGAACTCGAGCAGCACGCGCAATACGGCGCGCTGAAAGCCACGCAGACCAATGCGCAGATGACGCGCAACCTGTCGATCACGCTCGGCCATATCGATGCGGTGCGTGCCGCCGCGCATACCGATCCGACCTCGCCGACCGGCGCCGCGGTGCGCGGCACTTTCGAACAAGCCGGCGTCGAGAAAAAGGACATTGCGGTTGAGAACATCTTGCAACAGGTCCGCCAGGACGAGGCCGATGCCGCCTATCAGCGCAAGTCGGCGAGCGACGCCTTGCTGGCCGGCGACATCTCGATGGGCGCCGACGTCACCGCCGCGCTCGCCGGCGCGATGAAGCCTGCCTAATGGCCGAGGAAGTCACCATACGGCCGACCCCGGTCGAGACAAGTGAGGCGCCGCACTCGCACCTTTCCGCCGGCGAGGTCGCGCAGCCCTATGAAATGCTGGCGCGCTCGCTCGACAAGGCCGGCGATGCGCTCGAGAAAGTGGCGACGCCGCTCGCCGAGCAAGCCGGCTACCAGGCGGTTAGCCGCGACGAGCAAGGCAATATCCAGGTCGACCGCGTGCCGGTATTCGGCGAGGCCGGCGCCGCCTACTCGCGCGCGATCAAGATGGCGGCATTGGCGCAGGGCGAGGGCGCCGCCAAGCGCGCCGACATCGAGCTGCGCGAGCAATACCGCGACAATCCCCAGGGCTATCAGAACGCTGCGGACGCCTACAAACAAAAGACCGTCGACCAGTTCCGCACGGCCGCCGGGCCAGAGGTCGCCAACTCGCTTGGCGAGGCGATCGACAATACCACGACGATGACCTATCGCGGCTTGCTCAACGAAAAAGAGCGGCTTGACCTCGAGCGCGCGACAAACGATCTAAAAGCCGGCCGCGCCGACGCGCGTGACGACGCGATGGCGCTGGCGCGGCAAGGTGTGTCGTCGATCCGTCCCGGCATGGGCCGCAACGCGCTCGACGACGCCATCAACAAATATCAGACGATCACCACCGAAATGACGCAGAACCCGCGGCTGGCCTACACGCCCGACCAGGCGGCGCGCGATATGGAGAAATTTAAGAGCGAACTCGGCGCGCAGCGTTATTTGTACCACATCGACCAGACCTACAAACAAGGCGGCATCGACGCCGCCGAGAACGACGCCAAGGATATTCTGACAAATCCTAGTTATCACCTGACCGACCAGGAACGCGATGCCTACTACCACCGCTCGATCACCGACATTCGCGCCAGCGAGGCGGTTCGCAAGCAAGACGTTTTCATGGCACGGCAAGCGTTGGCTGATCTGCGCGATCGCGCCTTGCAAAATCAACCGATCGATCCCGGCGAGATCGATCAGGTCTACAACACGTTCAAGCGGCTCAACGACCCGGCCGGCATGGCCCAGGTCACGAGCACGTTTGCGCACAAGGATCTGCATGACGCCTACGGCCAGCAACCGCTCGCCGACCAGGTAAGCCAATTGCACACGATCCGCGGCGCCGTGGCATCGCGCGACGCTTTCACTTTCTTTGTTGGCAAGGGCTATTCGCGCGAGCAGGCCGCCGGCATTGTCTCTAATTTGGTTTTCGAAAGCACGTTGTCACCGACCGCCACCAATCTCGCCGGCGGCGGCCAGGGCGCGCTCGGCCTGGCGCAATGGCGCGGCGCGCGGTTTGACGCACTCAAGGCCTATGCCAGCTCGCAAGGCAAGCCGTGGCAGGATCCGCAAACCCAATTGGAATTTATCGACCGCGAATTGCGAGGCAGCGAGAGTTTTGCCGGCGGCTTACTCCGCACCGCGACCACGCCGGAACAGGCGGCCGCGGCATTCTCGACTGCCTACGAGCGCGGCGAGGGTCGCGACACCGGGCGGCGCGAATTGCTGGCGCGATCGATCTTCGAGGGCAAGTCGGCTGACGGCTCGGGCGGTCCCGGCTTTGCCTCGTGGCGCGTTGCCAACATGCAGTCGACGCTCAAGGGCGAAGCGATCGAGCGTTACAAAGTCATCAAGGCCGATTTCGACAACGGCAAAGGTTTTCTTGCTAAGGATCTTTCTGACGTCGTTGACGCCGCGCGCGAGACTGGCAACATCGACCTCGCCGCCAAGGCCGAGCAGTTGGGCCGCGCCCAACAGTATATCGACGACAGCAAGCTATTGCCGCTCGACCAGCAAGCGGCGATCCAGACCGAGATCCGTCGGCAATTCGCCGAAGGCAAGGGCAGCGACGGCGCCGAGCTCGTCGAGAAGCAGCTCGCCGCCAAGACCGAGGCAATCCGCAAGGGGCTCGAGGAAAATCCGGTCGCGACCGCGATCGATAATTTCCCCGAAAAATTCAAGACGCCGCCGCCGCTCAATGTCGGCGATCCGCAACAATTCGTCGCCGGCCTGGCGCAGCGCGCGCAGATCGCGCGCTTTGCCGCGCAGAACTGGCGCGTGCCGCCGGTGTCGGCGCTCGACCAGGCCGACGTTCAAACCGTCAAGGCGGCGCTGTCGACGCCCGACCTGGCGAAGCGCGCCGCGGTGTGGGGCGAGCTCGCGACGCTGCCCGACGACGTGCGCGGCCCGACGTTCGAGAAAATCGCCAAGGGGGATCCCAACGCGCTCGCGAGTGCGTCGGCCGGCTCGATGATGGCGACCGATCCCGACATGGCAAAGTCGATCATGGCCGGGCTCGACATCATGTCGAAGAACGACAAGAGCGTCATGAAACATTTCGAGCCGAAAGAAGGCGGCGAAGGCTTTGACGTCGACCTGGCAAAAGATTTCCCGGCGTCGGCGTTCGGCGCGCAGGGCCGCTTTTTGCCGACCGGCAATTACGCGACGACAACGCAGATGATCAAGGCGCGCTATGCCTTCCTGGCGGCAACGGCGAACGACACCAATTACTCGCCCGAGCGTGTCGCCCAAGCGGTCAACGACGTCACCGGCGGCATGGTGCAGACGCCTGGCGGCAAGACGATCGCGCCGGCGCGCGGCATGACGCAATACCAATTCGATCGCGTCATGGCCGCGGTCACCGACGCCGATCTCAAGGGCGTGCGCGACCTTTCCGGCCGGCCGGTCACGGCCGATTTCTTGCGCGCGCAGGGCGGGCTCGAGGCGATCGGCCAAGGCAAATACCTGGTCAACTTCGCCGGCGCCGGCGCCGAGAAGCCGATCTATGCTTTCACCGGCGTGCCGTTCCGGCCGCAACGCTTTGTCCTTGATTTGAGCAACCGGCAACCGGCGCCCTACGTTTCGCTGCCGGCGCCCGAGATCGCGCGCGAGGACGAGCTGCGCTAAATGCTTTGGCAGAACCAGGATCTCGAACAGCATCCGGCGCTCGAGGATAGCGGTCGCGATCTGCCGACCACGTTCGGCGAAACATTCCAAGCCGCCTGGTCGCGTAACAATCTTTTCGGCCAACGCTTTTTCGGCGAGAACGATCGGCTCGACGCGCTCGGCGACTATCTCAACACCATCAAACAAAAGACCGGCGTCGACATTTATCCGCAACTCGATGTCGCGCTGCCGAGCGGCGACCCGGTTAGCGCCACGATGCAATTCCAACAGGCGAACGAGAAACTCGCCGAAATGAAAAAGCAGAACCCGGCGCTCGACATTGAGCCGATGACGCTTGACCAGCTCGAGGAAAACGCCGCCGCCAAGCGGCGCCAGGCCGACGCCGATTTCGAGGCGACGATGGACCGGCCGCGCGGGCCTGGCGCCACGCTCGGCCGCATCGCCGGCGGCATCGCGGCCGGCGCCGCGGATCCGGTCAACATTGCTGCCCTGCCGCTCGCGCCCGAAGCAGGCTTGAGCCTGATCGCGAATGCAATGCGGTGGGGCGAGATCGGCGCCGGCACGCAAGCCGTGGCGACGGCATTGCAGGCGCCATTCGAGGAACGGGTGCATCCCGGCTACATGGCGTCGGGCGCGCCGCTCCTTGAGGTTGCCGAGGCCGGCGTGTTTGGCGGCGTCGCCGGCGGCCTGTGGCACGGCGCCGCCAATGTCGCGCAGCGATTTATCACCGGCGCCTGGCCGCAATCGGTCAAGGACGCCGGGCACGTCGTCAACAGCCAGGCCAACATCGTTAACTCGAACGTCTATCCCGGCGCCGCCGGCACTGCCGCGCACGAACAGGCGTTGCCCAAGGCGATCGACGACGCTTTGCGTGGCCACCCTGTTGACGTCTCGAAATACATCACGCCCGAGCAAGAGACGGCGCGAGACGCCAGCCTGGCCGGGCTCGAGCCGGCGCGGCGCCAGGCGCAAGACGCCGTCGCCGCCGCCGAGCGGCCGGCCGAGCCAACGCCGGCGCCCGAGCTGCCGTTCGAGCGCACCGCGGCCGAGGCCAAGGCCGACGAGGTCAAGCTCGAGTATTACGAGGGCGTCGGCGAGCTCGCCCGCCAGGCCGGCTATGACATGCCGGCCGAGGAACGGGCGATCGTCGGCGACAGGCTAATCCAGGGTACGCCCGAGGAAGCCGAAAAGCTGATCCGCGATTTGCAAATGAGCCCGCGCCAGGTCGCCGACGCGCCGGCGCGGCTCGAGGCACCGCCCGAGCCAGTGCCGACGCCGGTCACGCCGGTCGAGGATCCGGCCGCGCCGGATTTTCAGGGGGCGGTGCGCGCCGACCTCGATCGCGAGACTGCCAAGGTCGAGGCCGCCGGCCGGCCGCTCGCCGAGATCGACAAGGGGCCGTCGCCGGAAAGGTTGCCGGAAACGCACGAGCTCTATTTCAAGCTCGACGCCGACACGCATACCGTGCCGATCGAGGATCTGATCAGCTCAAAGTCGCCGGAAGAAAACATCAAAGGCTCGGTCAACGGCGCCAAGCGCATGGCCGCGTCGGCCGCCGGCGAGCTCGGCAAGCGCGCCCCGATCACGGTGCGGCCGCTACCCGGCGGCAAATACCTGGTGCTTGATGGCAATGGCACGATGACGGCCGCCAAGAATTACGGCTGGCGATCGTTGCCGGTTCACTTTGAAATATCGGAAAGGGGAATGCCGAGCCTTGCGGCCAGGGCCGGCGAAACCGGCGGGCTGTCCATGATCTCGCGCAGCGAGGCGCCGCCAGGCGTCCAGCCGCCCGAGCCCCAACCCTCGATCCTGGGACCGGCGGCCGATCTGACAAGCCGATACGCGCCACCGTCGATATACCCGGTGTCGAGAACCGTGAGGTTTTCTGATTTCAAGGTGGGAGACATTGATCCAGCCTCCAATAGAAAGATATTGCAAGCGTCGAACGATCTCAATGCCCTAATGGCGGCGGCCGAGGAAAACAAGCCGCACGTCGAGGCCTGGCTAAACGAACAGGTCGCCGCGGTTCCAGGCATGAAAGTGCATGGATTGCGGGTCAAGGATCTGCCAGGGATCCAGGCCAAGATCGCGGCCAAGGGCAGGGCGGTCAATACCATCTCGGATTTTCTCGGCACCAGGGTCGTCGCCGATACGCCCAACGCGCTCTATGCGTTTGTCGACCGGGTCCGCGCCACCGGCGGCGCCGTCGACGCCGAGGAATTCCTCGCCATTCCCAAGATCGGCGGCTATCGCGCCGTGCATCTGCAAATCGGATTAGGCGACGGCACGTCGGTCGAGCTGCAAGTCGTGCCGAAGCCGATGGACGAGAGCATGGAGATTGCGCACGCCATCCGGCAACCCGTCAAGCGCATCCTCGATGACAAGAACGCGGCGCCGGCGGATCTCGAGCGCGCCTTGGCGGAAATGAAAAAGGCCGACGCCATCGCGACCGACGCCTGGCAAAAGGCGCCGGAATGGAGCGGCGGCCCGACCGGCCAGGTCGCTTCGCTGCCGAGCCCAATCCCCAACGGCGTCGCGACGTTCGCGCCGAACGAGCTCGGCGTCGATCCCGAGCGTTTCCAGTTCAAGGCCGGCGGCGATGAGGCCGGCGTCACCGACAGGTTGAAGGACGTCAAGACCTGGGATCCCATCAAGGCCGGCATGTCGCTCGTGTGGGTAGACAATGCCGGCAAGCCGTGGATCATCGACGGTCACCAGCGGCTCGGCCTGGCGCAGCGCATCGCCGCCGAGGATCCGGCACAGAAGCCGCAAATCCTGGCCCGCACGCTGCGCGAGGATGAAGGCGTCACGCCGGCGATGGCGCGCACGACGGCCGCGCTAAAGAACATTGCCGAAGGCACCGGCACCGCGGTCGACGCCGCCAAGGTCATCCGCGACAACCCCGAGCGGATCGGCGAGCTGCCGCCCCGCTCCGAGCTGGTGCGCCAGGCGCGCGGCCTGGTCAACCTCTCGGACGAGGCGTTCCGCATGGTGGTCAACGACGTCGTGCCGGCAAACTATGCGGCGATCGTCGGCCGCCTGGTGCCGGGCGAGCCCGAGCTGCAGGGCGCCTTGTTGCGGCTTCTGTCCAAGGTCGACCCGGCCAATACCGTCCAGGCCGAGGCGGTCGTGCGGCAAGGGATCGAGGCCGGCACCGCCAAGGCCGAGGCCGGCGCCCAGGCGTCGCTATTCGGCGACCAGGACGTTGCCGAAAGCCTCTACCTCGAGCGCGCCAAGGTGCTCGATCGGGCCTTAAAAACCTTGCGGCGCGACAAGACGGTTTTCGGTACGCTGGTGAAAGAAGCCGAAACCCTGGAAACCGCCGGCAACGTGCTGGCAAAGGACATCAACGAGCAAAGGGCAACCGCCGATGGCACCGCGCTACAAATCATCCAAACCCTCGCCAACCGCGCCGGGCCGATCTCCACTGCCCTCCGCACCGCCGCCGGCCGCGCCAAGTCCGACGGCTACGCCACCGCAACCCGAGAGTTCGTCGAAACTGTCCGCCAGGCAGTTTCATCAGGCGAGCTTACTCGCCTCGCAAATGGCCTCGAGCGAGGCGCAACTCATGTTGGCGATGAAACTACAGCGGGCATTATCGACCGAGGCCTTGCCGCCGAACCTGGTCAGCCCGACCGGATTGCCGACGCCGACGAGCGAATAAAAGACATCATCGAAAAGAAAGACGAGGCGACCGCGGCGGCAAAAGAACTTTATGCTGTGCACCACGACCGTGCCGAGGCGGCATTGCAAGCCGCGGAGGAACCGCGATTGAGGCCGGCGCAGCATCAAGAGATGCGCCAGGCGGTAATCAGGAGCGGCGGTCGAGGCCTGGCGCGATACGCGCAAAGCCAAGGGATCTCGGACGACCAAGTCAGACAATTTATTGATTATGCCTTCGCCGCCAAAAGATACCGCGACCAAACTTTCAATGAATACCAGGCGGCGAAGGGCACCTATGAGCCAGGCGCCGAAGGCAAACCGCAAGCGATCATGCCAGGCATGGAGCCGTCCGCGGTGCAGCTCGCCGCGGCGCGGGCCGGGCCGATGCGCGGGCGCGTGCCGCAAGAAGAACCCGGCGAATTGTTTTCGCCCGCGCCGGAAAAAATCCCCGATATGTTCATGGACGCGAGCGGGCATCCCGTCGATTTGAAAACAGCGATGAGCGAGATTGACGGAATGAAACTCGCTGCCGACCAGCTCGCAAGCTGCGCGGCGCCGGCGCCAGAGGCGGTCTAATGGCAGACGTTAGCGAGTGCATTGGTAAGCTTGTCTCGACCGGCGCCATCACCCGCGCGGTCGCCGACCAGGCGCTCGACATGTTCACCCGATCCAAAGCCGAATACACCAAACAGATGGGACCGGCGTCGGCCGACGCCGCGGCCGCGCTCGAGGCGGCCAAGAAGCTGCGCGAGACTGCGGCCAAGAAACAACTCGCGATCGCCGCCGGCGTGCGCACCTGGCGCGACATCGAGCGGCGCGTGCTCGATGATCCGCGCGGCGGCATGCTGTCGGTCGTGGCGATGAACTCCAAGGACACCTTGCTCGGCGACAACCGCCTGGCGGCGTTGCGTCGCCAGGATCCGCAGCACCCGATCATGACCGGCGGCTCGGTCGACAGTAACGCCCAGGTTATTCGCACCGGCCTCTACAACATGCTCGGCCAGGAAATCGAGAAGTTCAAAGGCGCCGCCGGCGCCAATGCCGCCGATCTCATCCGCGAGATCAAGGGCGTCACCACCGGCAATAAGGCCGCCAAGGCAGTGGCCGACGGCTGGAAAACAATGGTCAAGGCCGGCGAAACCCGCGCCGCACATGCCGGCCGGCAATTTGACCCCAACGAAAATTGGGCAACGCCGCAACCCTGGGAAAGCCGGCGCGTCGCCAAGTTTTCCGAGGCCGAATTCGTCAAAGACTTTCAAGCCGAAATCAACACCGGCGGGCTCAAGCTGATCGACAAGGGCGCGCAACCGACCGCGGCGACTTTGTTCGCGCCGGCGCGGCCGGGCTTCTACGCGACGCCGGCGCGCACCGACGACATTCTCAAGAAAGCCTATGCCGACATCAAATACTCGGGCGGCAAGGCGGCGCCGTTCTCCAATGAAATGCGCACCTTTGAGTTTCAGCCCGGCGAGGCCGGTGCCCGGTCGTGGCTCAAGCTGCAAGCCAAGTACGGCACCGGCAACGAGATCATGTCGGTGCTCAACACCCACATCGACCACATGGCGAGCGACATCGCCTTGCACGAAATGTGGGGTCCAAACCCGCAAGCGTCGTTCGAGGCGGCGATGCGGCTGGCGCAAGAGAAAAACCCGAGCGAGGCTTTGTCGCGGGGCTTGCGCTGGTTCGACAGTCCATTAATTGCCCGCAACACTTTCAAAGAGGTTGCCGGCATCGGCGAGCAAACCGGCAACGAGTTTTGGGCGAGGTTCATGTCAGGTGCTCGGCAATTGATTGGCGCCGCGGCGCTCCGCAATTTGCCGATCTCGATCATTCCGAGTGACAGCGCAATGGTGTTCCTCGCCGCGCACCACGACGGCATGTCGGGCATCGACGTTTTCAAACATACCTTTTGGGGCGAGATGACGCGGCAAGAGGCGGCACACCTGGAAATCGCCGCGCACTCGTATCGCGATTTCACCATGAACAAATACCGCCGCTATGAGGACGAGCTCAACGTCTCGGGCCTGGCGCGCGCGGTGCCTAACTTTGTGGTGCGCGCCACCGGCGCTAATTGGTGGACCGAGAATTTGCGGCTTGGCTATCAGCTTTCGTATTTTCACAAGCTGGCAGACTTCGCGGATCTGTCCTGGGACAAGTTGCCGACCAACACGCGCGACAATTTCCTGGCGCAGTACGGCATCACCGCGAAGGAATGGGACACCATCCGCAACATTGCGCCGCATGTGGCGCCGAACGGCGCCAAGTATGTCAACTTGCCCGAGCTCACCAACGTCAACCGCGAGCTCTCGGAACGCTTACAGCGCGCTGTGCAGGAACGCTCGAGCTACGGCGCGCACCAACCCGACGCCCGCACCAGAGCGATCGCGCACGGCGGCGCCACGCCAGGCACGCTGACCGGCGAGGCGCGGCTGGCGTTCGCGCAATACAAACAATTTGCGCTCGAGCGCATGTCGACGCATTTGATGCGGATCCTTTACGAAGGCACCGCCGGCGAGCGCGTCATGCGCGGCCTGGCGTTCGCGTTGCTCTCGACCGGCGCCGGCGTCGCGTCGTTGCAGACCGCCGAGATCCTGGCCGGCAAGAAGCCGCACGACATGAGCGATCCGAAATTTTGGGCGCGCGCGTTCGCCAAGGGCGGCGCCGGCGGCGTCTATGGCGACCTGTTGCCCGACGTGCTGTTCGGCGACGAGGGCGGCCAGCGCGGCGGCGCGCTCGGCGGCATGATCGGCGGCCCAGTCGGCGGCGTAGTCGGCGACGTCGGCAAGTTCGCGACGTCACCGTTACGTCACGAGCTGTTCGACCGTAACGGCCAGCGCGCCTCGCTCGGGCCAGGCTCGGAAATGTTCTCGACCTTGCGGCGATGGACGCCGGAAACCTGGTACACCAAATTAGCCGTGGATCGCTTGTTTTGGGATCAATTGCAAACCCTGGTCGATCCGCACTACCGCGAGAGTTTCCACCGCCAGGCGCAAGCCGCCAAGCGCCAGGGCGGCACCGGCTACTGGTGGGCGCCAGGGCAAGCGACGCCGGCGCTGCAATAGGGTGCGTTGCCGGCAACGCGCCGATCGGCAAGCTGCCCGGCCAATGCGCGGGATCCTCGTTCTAGCCTTGCTGTTATGGGCGGCGCCGGCGGCGGCCGCGACCGATGTCTGGATATTCTACGGCGCCGGCTTTCATTTCTGGTCGAGCGGCATGGACGAGATCGCGCGCCGGGCAGTGCATCTGCGCGGCGTCGGCGCCGTGCATGGACCCTACGACTACCGCGAGACGCAGCGCGCCTATGACGAGATCATGGCGGCGCCGCACGAGCATAGCATCGTGATCTCGGGATACTCTTGCGGCGGCAATGCCGCCGGCGCCGTGGCGCAAGGCCTGGCCCGCACGGGCCGGCACGTCCACCTGGCGGTTATCCAGCCGAGCATCTGGTGCGGCAACGACTACATGCGCACGACGTCGAACGTCGGCCTGGCGCAAGACACGTTCGGCGATTGCCTGCAAACGCTCGGGCTCGGCTGCGCGCAATTTAGTGGCGACGCGCATCGCATCATCTTGATCAATCGTCCCGACCTTCACCTAGAGGCCGACACCGATGTCAACGCACAACGCGATGTCTTGGGTGCCATCTATACTGTTGCTAATCCTAGTCGCGGCGGTCTGCATGTTCGTCATCTATATCGCACTACCAGGATGACGCTCTATGCCGGACAGAATGTTTGGCGATTGCACGAGCGATGAAGCGGCCGGCGGTCGGCATCGCGCTTTGCCTGGCAATCTTCCACTCGCCGGACGGCCGCGAGCTCCGCATTGAAACGCAACACATCGCCGTCATTCGTCCGGCCGACGCTGTGCAGGAGCACGTCGCTCCCGGCACCAAGACGATCCTCTATGTAGGCAGTCAAAAAATGGGCGTCGTCGAGCCGCCGGATCAAGTGCAAACGATCATTCAGGACTGCATCACCAACGGAGAGCCGCAATGATGATTGTCATTTCATCCGGTCACGGCTTGCATGTGCGCGGCGCCGCCGGGCCCGAGCCGTGGGGGCTCGACGAAGTCGACGAGGCGCGCAAGGTCGTCGCCGAGGTTGCCGATTGGCTAACGCTGCACGGCCACAAGGTCGAGCAAGTGCACGACGACGTGTCGCACAATCAATCCGACAATCTCCATTACATCGTCGCGCAGCACAACAAATTCCCGGCCGACGATCGGCTCGACGTGTCAGTGCATTTCAATGCCTACACGGCGGATCCCGACGCCGGCCGCGGCACCGAATGCCTCTACCTGACGCAAGAGACGCTCGCCGAGGAAATGGCGACGGCAATCGCGGCCGCCGGCGGGCTGATCAACCGCGGCGCTAAGTATCGTTCCGATCTCTATTTCCTCAACGGCACAACCGGCACCCGCGGCGCCATCTTGCTCGAGGTTTGTTTCGTCGACGCCGGCCAGGATTGCGAAAGCTATCTCGACCATTTTGAGGGGATCTGCATTGCCATCGCCGACACGATCGCGCCGTCGAGCGGGCACCGTGCGCCGTTCCGCGCCATCGGCAAGGTGAGTTGGTTTGGCGGCCCGAATGATGATGGCGTTGACGAGGACGAAGATCTCGCCTGGTGGGACGATCTCGACACGGCGCTCGACGATGCGCCCGAGCTGTTCCTCAACTATCAACCGAGCGGCACGACCGGCCTGGCGCGCCGGCTCGATCCGGCCGCGCACTACATCGCGATGCGGTGGGACTATGACGTGTGGTCAAAGTCGGACCTGGCATCGGGCGAGATCATGTTCCAGGTCAAGTCGCCCAAGACCAAGAAGCATGTGATTTGCCGGCCGGCGGATTGGGGCCCGCATACCTCGACGAACCGCGTCGCTGACGTGTCGCCGGCGGTGCTCGACAAGCTCGGCATTGACACCGACGACGAGGTTGAAGTCACCGTTACGCGTCGCGCAGCGTAACGCGCGTCACGCGTTACGGCCGTTACGGGCGCATTAAAGCCAAAATTCGCATTGATCTCGGGCGAGGCGGTAGGGCCAGGGACCGCGCCAAGGGGGTGTCGGGGTGGACTTTGGCACAGTCCACAAGAGGGCGGCCCTACCGCTTTCTCTATAGCATCGATCGCCGGCGGCCGGCGACGCACTCTCAAATTTCGCGGGCATAGCGGCAATAGACCAGGCGCACGAAGCACGGCCGGCGCCAATTGGGTGGCTCACATGAAACTGCGCCAGATCAATTTACGCATCAATGAAACGCTTAGACGCAAGCTAGAGAATACGGCTAGAAAGCGCGGCACCAGCATCAATCGACTGATGCGGCAGATGCTCGAGGCTGGCGTTGCCGTTGACAATGGGCCGTCGATTGAGGATCGCGTGCAGTTTCTAGAGTTTGTTGTGCAACAGGAACTTGGATACCCGCCAAAGAAAATCGCGCTTACTGCAACACCAGCGCAACACGAAATGAGTTCAAATTGTGTTAATGCAAGAAATGCCGATGAAATGGCGAGCCCGGTGGGGATCGAACCCACGACCCCGTGATTAAAAGTCAAGCCGCGTTAAACTTCCTAACGTGCTCTAATTCCACGAGAACCCGCAGAAACCCTTGCGGCGCAGGGATTACTTATAATGTTTAACGGTGCTTGACTATGCACCGTGTTGCACCATATTAGTTATGGACTGCAACACCAGCGCAACACGGGGGAAGGATGAAAAAGCACACGATCCACGGATTGCCGATCACGCCGCGGGCAAAGATCGAGGAGCTCGCCGGCGGATCCTTCTGTGTGTCCTACGCCACTTGCAGCCGCCGCACGGTCGACGACGCGATCCGCCTGGTCGGCGCCGACGGCATCGTGATGCTGGACAACGGCGCTTTCTCGCACTGGCGCAAGGGCAAGGGCCGGATCGACATCGACGGCTTTGAAGCCTGGGCGAACGAGATCCTGGCGCGGTGCGATAACGCGGTCGCGGTCATCCCTGACGTGATCGGCGGCACCGAGCGCGAGAACGACGACCTGATCAATGAGTGCTGGATGGATTGGGACCGCTGCATGGTGGTGTGGCACATGCACGAGGGGATCGAGCGGTTGCTGCGGTTGTGCGAAAACTTCAACTACGTCGCGATCGGGAGCTCGGGCGACTACGCGGTGCCGGGCACCGCGGCCTGGCACGCGCGAATGCGCGAGGCCTTCGCGGCAATCGACAAGTGGGAAGCCGAATGTGAAGGCGCCTACTGCCGGCCGCGGCTTCACTTGATGCGGGCGCAGGCCTTCGCCGACGAATACCCCTTCGATAGCTCGGATAGCTGCACGGTCGCAATGACGCACTGGCGGCGCCGCAACAAGGGCAAGACGGTCGCCTGCATCGCCGCGCGCATCAACGAGCGGATCCAGGCGAGCGCCGGCGATGAGGCTGAGCACCAAGCCAAGCGGCCGCTCGACTACCACGTCGAGGCGCGCGAGGCACAAGCACGGTTCTGGATCGACATGGAGTTCGAACGGGTGATGCGCGCGGTGCGCGCCGCTGCGAAGCCCGCGCAGTACGAATTGCCACTGGCAGCATAGGAGGAGGGGGAAGCGATGAACAAACAGATCACCGAGCACGAACTAAAACGCCTGGCGCCAGGCGCCCGCATCACCGACGCGGCGATCGAGGGCTTCGTCGCGCGGTGCCTGCCGAGCGGCAAGGTGTCGTTTGGTTATCAGTACACCGACAAGACAAGCGGTGCCCGGCGCTGGCTCGGGCTCGGCCTGCACGGCGCCATCACCGTGAATGAGGCGCGTGAGCTCGCCAAGCAATACGCCGGCAAGGTCGCGGCCCGCCGCGATCCCGCGGCTGAGCTCGAAGCCAAGCAAGCGCGCAGCGAGAACACTGTCGACAACGTGCTCGACAAGTTCCTGGCGATCTACGTTCCGCAAAAGAAACTCCGATCCGCGGCGGCGATCGCCGGCGCTTTCGCCCGCTACGTTCGGCCGGCGCTCGGCGGCAAGGTAATCTATGACCTCGACCGCGCCGACATAACCAAGATGCTCGACAAGATCGCGGCCGAGCACCCGCGCATGGCCGACGTGACGCTCGCCTACTTGCGCAAGGCCTTCAACTGGCAACAGACCCGCGACGGCAAATTTAAAACCCCGATCGTGATCGGCATGGCGCGCACCACAACGAAGGACTATGCCCGCGATCGGATCCTGGCGCCTGACGAGCTCGCCGACATCTTCCGCGCGCTCGGCGAACTTGAGCTCGGCACCGACGCGCCGGCGTGCTACCCGGCTTTCATCAAGACGCTGCTCTTGACCGCCTGCCGGCGCAACGAGGTCGCGTTAATGTCGACCGCCGAGCTTGGACACAACACCTGGGTCATTCCCAAGGCGCGCTACAAAACCAAGATCGACCATTTGGTGCCGATCATTCCGGCGCTGAAAAATTTATTGCCAAAACATTCGGGCGATGGTTTCGTGTTTTCGTCGGACGGTGGTAAGACAGCATTCTCGGGTTTCTCAAAGGCCAAGGAAGCGCTCGACGAAAAAATCGCCGAGATCCGCAAGCGCGAGAAGCGCAAGGCGATGCCGGAATGGCGGTTACACGATCTGCGGCGCACGGCGCGCACCATGATGGCGGCCGACGGCGTCGCCGACAACATCGCCGAGCGAGTGCTCGGCCACGTCATCACCGGCGTCCACGGTGTTTACAATCGGTTTGATTACTACGACGAGAAAGTTGACGCGCTGACGAAGCTAGCGGCGCACGTCGAGCGGACTGTGACGCCGCCGCCGGCGGCGCGCAAGCTGCGGGTTGTCGCTGGTTGAGGATTGCTTGTGTGCGTCGATCCACCAATCGAGGTCGACGCTATCGTATAAAATCTTTTTGCCGAGCTTGATGAACCGCGGGCCCTTGCCCGCGGTTCGCATGTGGTTAAGCGCACTCACCGAGAGTGGAATATATTTTGCGGCCTCGCGGACGGTCAGTCTCACTGGTCGCCCAACAATCGAAACGGTTTGCCTTTGCCGTATTTCATGCAGAGCTCGGCATATTTAAGTAGCTTGCCACCGGCGTTGCAGCCGGCATTGCAGATGTCGGGCGAAATATCGCCGACAACGACATCACTCATCAATGCACTCATGTATTCCGCAAACTCAGGCCCAAGCGTGATAGGTTTTCGGGCGATGGCAAAGACCCGCGCCGCATGTCTAACATCACGCGCCTTACTGCCGCCAGTTGCGTCCGATTTTTCCTTAGCCATTGAATGTCTCCCTGTGGCTGTTGTGGATTGTGAAACCGCTCTTGAATTGCTTTGCGTTTTTCGGGATTGTTTGCTTGCCATCTGGCAGCGTCTCGACGTTGCTTTATTTTTCTGCATTCAGGGCGCCCACAAAGGCGCGCGGTA